AACACTTAAAAAATACATCAAAGCGAGTCTAGGAAAACCTAGACCAACTGTAGTCCCGCCAGAAAAAGCGGAACCCACTCCCACCGAGAAAGTGGTCAATCTCGGAAAAGAGTGCGAAGCAATTGGTGGCAACAACAAAAGCATCAAAGCACAAGAGGCGACAACTCAAAAGACAATCGCCGACCTAGGAGATGACGAACTTCGAAATCTTCACGCCTCGATGCTGCCCACATGGGTAGCCATCAAAAAAGAAATGATCAAGCGAGAAATGATAGCCGCTTAGGTCATCTCTCAGTAGTCCCCTCTACTGGAAAATTGCCTGTCTAGGTCTACGGATCTAGGCAGGCTTTTTTCGCGCCCAAAATTATCTAGGACAGGAACACAGAAACGCCCAAAAAAATGTGCTGGCATGCCTGTTTGTCGCAAAAACCTAGGCTCGGCGCGCGAAGCAGGCAGGGGGGAGACCCCCAGAAAAATCGGCTGATCCTTGTATGTATAGATATGGAGGGACGGTGCGGTGGTTCTATCGTTGCAGTGGTTCGGCGTGTAGTATTTTCATGGTTTGTGCTTGCCATGCCATGTTCCCAATTAGCCTCTAGGGGAATCACTCTTCGGTGATTGCATGTGGCTAATTGGGCTATGCCCTGCCATGTATATGTGGAGAGTGTCCCGCTAAGTTACACAACTGTAACACTATTGTAACACAACCGTAACACAACAAGTGGGACTTAAAGCATTTAATAATGGACACGGAAGGACCACAATGGCTCAAAACGGTGGCGGCAAAGGCTGGCAATGGGATGAAGAAACAGGCGAGAAGACCATGCCCAAGAAATGGCGAGATCTTCTCGACTGGCTTCTTCAGGGACCCGACAGGGTTCCTAAATTTCAAAAAGATTGGGCTAAGGAGAATAAGATACATGAGGATTCTATTCGTCGTATCAAGCGTGATGCTCGTTTTGCTAAAGAATGGGATCGTCGCGCTGCTGAATTAAACATTCATCCTGAGCGCACTCAGGGTGTTATTGATGCTTTACACGCTCAGGCTGTTGGTGGGTCCACTCAGGCTGCGTCTTTGTATTTGCAATATATTGAGAAATTCACTCCTCGTCGTAAGATTGTTGTTGAGGACAGGGACGCTGCCGCTATGTCGGATACTGAGTTGGCTGACGAGTTGGAAGCACAAATTCATCATCTGAGGGTTGTTGATGGGGAAGGTTGATTATGAGGATGAGACGACATTTGGGGAACGGCCTCCGCTGGTATACGATGGGGCTTTTTCATCTGAAGAATATGATGTTTTTTCCGACGATGAAGAACTCATTTGCGGTTTGGAAAACCCTGAGACTTGTGAATCATGCGAATGAAACCGCCTACAGGGAAAGATTGGATAATCATAACGATGATGGCGATAGTTGGAACTTCTACAGTGTATCTGGTGGGGGTATTGTCGCGGATCGTACAATCGTGGTTCCAGTAGATGAAAGTTTGGATTGATCAAGACCTCTGTACGGGGGATGGTTTATGTGAAGAGATATGTCCTAGTATTTTTTATGGACATGGTGATGGGCTTTTTTATGTTAAAGAAGCAGGTTCAGAAATACCTAAAGAACCTACGCATCATATGACTGATTCGGTTCAAGTACCTGATGATCTGGTAGAGCCTGTTATTGAGGCTGCTGAAGAATGCCCCGGAGAGTGCATTTTTGTGGAGGTAGATTGAACAATACTATTAAAATTATTACAGCGATCACTGGTTTGATTGTTGCTGTTGGCGGCATTATTGCCGCCTTTGGATTAGGTAAAGAAGATGCTGGCAATTATTCTTACACTACGATAGTGTTAGACTCGCCGGAAAAGTATGAACAATTTTTGATTAACCATCCGGCTGGATAATGTCACGTTTAACAGAACTGCAACAAGAGGCTGAGTGGAGGCGTTGTGAAAGAGATGAGTCTTATTTCCTACATAAGTATTGGCATATCGCTCATCCTGCTCATGGGCGTATCCTTTTTGATTTACGACGCGCACAATCCACCGCCTTACAACACTGGGCCACCAACCGTTACAGTCTCACCTTAAAAGCACGTCAGATTGGTTGGACTACTCTTGTTGCTGCTCACCAGTTTTGGTTAGCGTTCTTTTTTTCTGATCAGAACATTATTGATCTTTCACGTACTGAACGTGAATCTGTTTTGTTGTTAAAGAAATCTAAATATGGTTTTCAGCATTTACCTGAGTGGATGTTGGAACGTGGTCCTAAGTCGCTGGTTGAACACCAGCAGAAAATGGGGTTTGATAATGGTTCACAGATTACTTCGATGCCTTCAGCATCCGATCCTGCTCGAGGTGAGTCGGCTTCGCTGGTTGTGGTTGACGAATGGGCGTTCCTTCCAAACCCTGAGGAAGCGTGGGCTTCTATAGAACCTGTTGCTGACGTAGGCGGACGTATCATTGGTTTGTCTACTGCTAATGGTTCTGGTAACTTTTTTCATCAATTGTGGGTTGGTTCTGAAACTGGTACTAACAGGTTTGAACCAATGTTTTTTCCTTGGTCTGCTACTGAGGACAGAGATGATTCTTGGTATGAATCTAAAAAAGAATCTATGTTGGCGTGGCAGTTGGCTCAGGAATATCCTAGCAGCCCTGAAGAGGCTTTTATCAAGTCGGGTAATCCTGTGTTTGATTTAGATATTTTGGAAGATATGGAAAAAACTATGGTTGAGGCTGGGCAAATGGGGTATTTACGTGAACCTAGTCCAAAAGTTATAGAATTTAGGAAAGATGCTTACAGTTTGGCGTGAGCCTGAGTTAGAACACATTTATTGTTTAGGGGTTGATACTTCTGAGGGTTTAGTTCATGGCGATTATTCTTGCGTTCAAGTGTTGGATGTTCGTACTGGTGATCAAGTTGCAGCATGGCACGGTCATATTCCACCTGATGAGTTAGCACACGAGGTGTTTATGATGGGATTGTGGTATAACGCTGGGTTGTGTTGTGTCGAATCTAATAACCACGGTTTAACCACTATCACACAGTTACGTCATTTGGGTTATCCTAATATTTTTCGTAAAAGGTCGTTAAATCAGGCTACTTCTAAGATTTCTCAAGAGTTTGGTTGGAAAACTACTAGAACTACTAAACCTTTGTTGATTGATGATCTTGGTATGGCTTTAAGAAATAATGAATTGAAGATACATGACAGGTTTACTTTGGCTGAGTTACGCACTTATGTGCGTAATGAGCGTGGAACTATGTCTGGTAGCCCGCATGATGACCGTGTTATGGCTCTTGCGATGGCTAATCAGATGCGTCAATATGCGTTTATGCCTGAATTTACGTTAAAACAAGACGAATATTGGACTGTCAATTGGTTTAGAAATTTGCTTCCTTCGGTGGAAAAACCTGATGAAGAACAGTTACAAATAGGTCAAAATACGGTACGTGGGACACTTTAATTGTATCTAATAGGGAATTTAAGAACCTAGGAGGTTCAAATGGCAAGATTTGTATCGCACACCAGTGCCAGTCAGAATGTTGATGGCAAAGGCACTACAGGCGGTAATAACGTAATGGAGCGTGGTGGCTCTGTTGTTGCTAATCCTATTTGGGAACCGGCACAACCTAATTCACCTCGTCAACGTTTTGATAGCCCGAAGTACGCTAACATGACTGGCGGCTACGGAGAACAAACTGTTCGTGATACTCCATTTAATCAGCATGGCACAACAGGTGATGTAGAACCTTCTGCACCACAACCCGATTTGGCTGGACATAACGCTGCACCGCATACAAAGCGTCCATAGACGTGGCGGTCCTCCCTCGCGAGGCGACATACGAAGATTTCTGCATGTATGTGCAGGATTTTCGTGGTCCAGTATCAGAAACTGAACTGGATGAATTATGGGAACGTCGTCAAAAACTACTTGGCATCAAATTCGTAACTGGAGCAGTCTCCCGCTCACGGTTACCGCTAGACGAGCAGCATTTGACTTTGAACGAAAGAGAAAACAAACTGATCGCCGAAGCCAAAGCGCAAGGGCGTAACATAGAGAAAGTCTGATGGCACGTAAAACAAGAGCGGAACAGCATCAAATAATCCTGCGTAAGTTGGATTCGGCTGCGCGTTGGCGACAAGAAATGGGTTATGACTCTGTTTGGCAGAGAATGATCGATTTATACAGAGGAAAGCATTGGCCGCGTGTCACTGCTACAGAAGATTTAGTGGCTGTTAATCTTGCCTTTAGCACCGTTAATGTTATCGCTCCTTCTGTTTCGGTCAACCACCCTAAAGTGGTTGTCACTCCTAATGATCCTGAGAATAGTGACAGGGCTGCTTTTGTTGAAGCGGTTATTAATCATGTTTGGCGACATCACGATTTTCGTAAGCCTTTCCGTCGTTCTGTTAAAGATTTTCTTATTTTTGGTCATGGCTGGTTAAAAGTTGGTTGGCAGTTCCTTGAGCAGGAACGTACTCTCGGTGAGGAAGAACGAGAGGATATGATTAACGAAGCAAATTTAGAGGCTGATGCTTTTGCTATGGCTAATCCTGAACTTGCTGGTGATCTTCCTAGCGATGAAGAGATCGCTGCGAATATTACTAATACGGCAATGATGATTGTTGAAGATCAACCGTTTGTAGAACGTATCTCTCCTTTTGATATGTTTGTTGATCCTGAAGCAACTTGTTTAGAGGATGCTAATTGGATCGCACAAAGAATTGTGCGTCCTTTAGAAGAGGCTAAAAAAGATAAACGTTATAAGGCTTCTGCTCGCAAAAAGTTAGATGCTGATAATATTCTTTATCCTCTTAATAGCCCCACTAGCCGTCAACAGCAAGAAGAGTATTTGTATGACGAAGAACGTACTGTTGTTTTTGAATTTTATGACATTGTAAATAACACTATTTCTGTTTTGGCTCAGTCGGGTGATGAGTTTCTTGTAGACCCAACACCTATGCCTTATGTATATGGTCAACCTTTTGTAATGTTACGAAATTATGACGTTCCTGATTATTTTTATCCAATGGGTGATTTGGAAGCAATTGAGTCTTTACAACTTGAATTAGATAAAACTCGTACACAACTTGTTAATGCTCGTAAACGTTATGCAAGAAAGTATTTGTATCACGAACGTTCTTTTGGTCCTGAAGGGCGTGAAGCATTAGCGTCAGATCAGGATGGTCGTCTTGTACCTGTAGTTGAGGAAAATAAACCGTTGAGTGAAACGGTTATTCCTATGCCTCAAACACCTTTGTCTCCTGAGATTTATCAATACAGTGACATTATTGAAACTGATATTAATACTGTTTCTGGTGTTTCTGAATATGCTCGCGGTCAGATGCCGGAGACTCGTCGTACTGCTACGGAAGCATCAATTATTGCTGATGCGGGTAATGCTCGTGCGGCAGACAAATTGGCAATAGTTGAACTTGGTATCGGGTATGTTGCTCGCAGAGTGTTGCAGGTTATGCAACAATTTATGACTGGTGAGCAGATGGCTCGTGTCGCTCAAAAAGGTGGGGGAGATTTGTTTGTTCCTTACACTCGTGAGGACATTATAGGCGAATACGATTTTAGTGTTGAGGCTGGTTCAACTCAGCCGATGAATGACACTATTCGTAAACAGCAGGCTGTTTCATTATTGAATGCGATGGCTCCGCTTGTGGGAACAGTCGTTGATCCCGCAGCCTTAGCAAAACATGTTTTAACAATGGGATTTGATATTAAAGATCCTGACAAATTTATTATTCAGCAGCAAACTCCGCAAGATATGGAAGTTGCTGCTGCGGAGGCTGGTGCAGCGCCTACACCGTTTGGTCAAACGCCTGTGCCTGATGGTCCCGACATGGGGGCTTTTGCTCCCACCGGCGGCGTACCTCCAGAGTTGTTGGCCCAGTTACAGGGTCAAATGGGGATGGATCTTCCAGCCCTATAACGGGACAGAGTTTCCGAATAGTATAGGAGCAGCCTTTTAGGACTCCGAGGAGAAAATAGAATATGGAAGAGGATGTAGTGGAATCCACTGAGGTGGATAATCCAGAGTCTTCAGTTGAAGTTACAGAGGAACCTTCTGGCGAAGCATACACCATAAAGGTGGATGGTGAGGAACAAGAGGTCAGTCTTGAAGAACTTCGGGACGGATACCAAAGACAGTCGGATTACACACGTAAGACGCAGGAATTGGCTTCCGAACGTAGACGGTTACAGCAAGCAGAGGCGATTGTGTCTTCTTTGGAGTCAGATCCAGAGGGAACA